TTTCTTGAACACACACTCCCCCGCGAATCCTACGGCGTTGGATATGTACGATGAGTTGAATAGTGATAGCGGCAACCGCAACGGCTTCGGTTCCGCCCGGTTCGCCGACTACGGTCGCGGCGGTGTCCGTCTCCCATCAGTAACCAAGGGTGACGGTACCCTCTTAACTAATGAGTGGTACCTGCTCAACGACGATAGTAGCGACCGGCTAGGTAATCAGATGCATGTTGCGTCCCAAGCTGCTCCGCCCAATGTAGAGGAAGGGATGATTCGCAACCTTATCCGTCGCACGCCCAACACAGGGACGGGGGTGAGTCCCTTGTTTCCGATATACCTCCTGCTCCAGGCACAGGATGGCGACAGCTACAGCAGGTACAACCCTTATCGGTTTGTGGGGGTTGTGGACGGCGTATTTAACGCCTCGCATTCAGGTTTTGCCTTGGGAGGTACTTCTACCATCGCATCGGACACGTACAGTCATTATCCGATCTGGCACGCGGGTCAGAGCACGAACAGTGGGCTAGCGATTAAGCAGTAATAAATGCCAAGTGCAACCGCCGCCGAGTATGTGGTCTTTGGGACGCTCAGTGACACTCCCGCTCCTGTCTCGGGCGTGAGCCTGTCTGGTGAGGTGGTACCGACCGCCTTCAACACGGACAAGGTGGGCCTCTACTTTGGGTCACCCGCTTGGCCATCTACAGCGGTCCCGCCGGGATCGGCCTTGTTGCCGCAGTTGTCGTACGGGGCGCTCAACAACGCTCCTGCCCCTGCGACTGGTGTCGCACATACCGGCACGTTCGTTCCTACCTACTTCGACTACTTCTACAATCGCATCCACCTACTTCCCAGTGGTCGTATCCACCTCGGGGTCGTCTCTGGTACGCGGACGACCGATGTGACGGTATGGAACGCTTACACGGCCCTGGGCGTCACCGTCACAGACCTGCCCCTTACAGGGTCATCTAACACCACTAAGAGTGGCGACCCTAACCTGCCCCACCTGATGGGGCCGTTGACGACCATTCTGTTCGACCTGGTTACCACAGGAAGTTCCACGGACTTCTCATTCTCCACGACGCTTACAGTTGTCGAGGGTACGGCTCAGGGGGCGACCTTGACGTTAGCGGGTCTAGCGTCCCTAATGCTCGCCCTGAAGCCTGAGAGACCCCTCGACGTCAGTCTGATGTGGGCAACGGACGTTATGACCAGCAGCAACGGCAAGGAGCAGCGACAGGCCCTCCGATCCCTGCCCAGAGAGTCCCAACGACTACGGTACGCGCCGTTGACGGTTACCGACCGGAACTTGCTTCGCAACCAGATGATGAGCCACCATAACAAGGCGTTCGGAGTTCCTGTCTGGATGGAAGAGAAGCCTCTGGACCTTGATGTAACAGCCGGGGACACTACACTCTTCCTTGACACCTCCAACGCGAGGTTCGCGGTCGATGAACCTGTCATCGTGTGGGCAAGTGCTACGGATTACCAACTCAGCCAGATTGATACAGTGCTTGCGGATCGTTTGACGTTGATACGCCCAATAGATGCCAGCTTCCCTGCCGGGACAATGGTTATGCCTATCGCCACGGGGCAAGTGCTAGGCACTGTGAACGCGAAGAACATCTCTCCGCAGTTTGAACATCCCGAGATCACGCTGACGCACTCCGACCAGTTAGCTATGCCTGCGTACACGCCACCAGCGACGTACAACGGGGAACCTGTCTTCTTTACTCGTCCGATCGCCAACTCCGGCCTTCGCATCTCCCAGCAGATCGACAATCAGGAAGTTGACTACGGTCTCGGGGCGAAGTCCCGCAACCCACAATGGGAGTCGGCCAAGGATACCCGTGAGTTTCGCTACCTCTTTCGTACGCAGGCCGAACTCTGGAACTTCCGCACGTTCCTGTTCTGGCTCAAGGGGCGGTACGAGACGTTCTACATGCCAACATTCCAGGACGACCTTGTCCAGAATGTGACATCCAGCAGTTCCGACACGACGATGGACGTTGAGAACTCAGGTTACGCCAATCTGGTCTACCAGAACACCGCGCGGTGGAGAGACCTCGCCATTCTGAAGCCTGACGGCACGTACTACACTCGCAGCATCATCGGTGCCACCAACCAGGACGCAGCCACAGATCGCATCCAACTCGACTCTGCCCTGGGCGTGGGATATGATCCGGGAGACCTTCAGATCAGCTTCCTCCGTCGCGTCCGGCTTGTTTCGGATCGAGTTGAAGTTCGGCACGGGCGTGAAGATCGCACCAGCGTTTCCCTCCTACTCACGGCAGTTGACGAATGACCTACGAAACTAGCCAAAACCAAGCTACCGGCGAGCCTGTAGAACTCTTCAGCTTCCTCGGATTAGGGACGACGTACCGCTTCACCTCGGCTGCTGAGCCTTTGGTTTACAACACGTACACGTACTTGGCGGATACCCCGATATCTTCTTCCAACCGAGGTATCAATCCGTCCGATCTCTTGAAGAACGGCATTGACGTCAACATGCCCAGTAATCACCCGCTGGTCCTTGCTGCGATTCAGCAAGTCCCAGGCGACCCTATCCAACTGACAGTGTTCCGAGGGTACCAGCCGGACTTTGTAGTCTACTGGAAGGGTGCAGTCCTCAGTGTTGAGGTTGATGGTCCCGAGGCAACGCTCCGATGCCTACCGCTGGTACGATCGTTGGACCGGAAATCGCTTCGTCTACGTGTGATGCACAACTGCAACCACGTTCTGTACGACACACAGTGTCTCGCCGTGCGTACCGACTTTGAGGCAACCGGCACTATTGACTCAATCCCAAGTGCGTTTTCGCTTACATCAAGTACGTTTGCGATTCAACCTGACCAATACTACCGTGGAGGTGCGATCCATATCTTCGCCACACCACAAGGTACATTTAAGACGCTGATTCTCGACCATGTGGGCAATACCATTAAGGTCCAAGCGAACCTTGTCAACGTGTCGGCTGGGCTGAACTTCACCGCAGCGCTCGGATGTGATCACTTGATCGGAACATGCCACACAAAGTTCAGTAACAAGGCAAACTTTGGGGGCTACCCTTCGATTCCCACGAAGAACCCGTTTGTAGGAGATGCGATCGTCTAATGCAGAGTTTTATTATACCACCAATGCTTGGGGCTATCACCACGGTCCTCTACTGGGTCGCACTGATTGCACTGTCCTATCTGTCCTACACCATGCAGCCTAAGCCTGCGAACACTCGGCCTGACCCGGGGAAGTTCGAGGTTCCCACTATTAAACCTGGAGCCTCGATCCCTGTTGTCTTTGGTACGGTGATGGTCCGCGACCCCTCTATCGTATGGTGGGGCGACCTGCGGACGGAGCCTATACTCAAAGGTGGCGGAGGTAAGAAATGACCATAACAATGCAACACTGCCGCGAACTGGGCTATTGTGCCTTTGGTGTTCGTCGCTTTTTTAGGGAGCAGGGACTAGACTTTAGAGACTTCATTAAAAACGGTATCGACGAAGAGACCTTGGCGAAGACAGAGCAAGGCCTAGCAATCAAACTGATCGAGCACGCACATGGCCAGTGGCGGTAAACAACAGGTTGTCGGATTCCGCTACTATGCGGGCCTGCACTTCATCATTGCCCGTGCGATTGAAAAGGTCATGCGGGTCGATGTAGGTGAAAAGGTTGCATGGTCGGGGGATGTCGCAGTGGGCGACATTACTATCGATGCGCCGGAACTGCATGGAGGCGACGAACAAGAAGGAGGCGTGGAAGGTACACTCACGATTCAAGACGGCAATCCCGTCCAGAGTCTTGATGCATACCTAGCTGCCAACGTCACCGGCGATCAGCCGAACTATCGAGGGGCTGTGGGGGGCATCTGGAAAGGGGGACTGTTGAGTTCACGGTCGCCCTACCCAAAGCCGTGGCGTTTCCTTGTCAAACGTGTCAACGTGCAGGACGACCTAACTGCCCAGTGGCACCCGACCAAGGCTGATATCGACGGGGATATGAACCCTGCACATATTATCAGGGAAGCGTTGACCAATGCAGTATGGGGGGCTGGCGTTAGCGAACTCGACCTAGACAATACTAGCTTCACTGCTGCTGCGGACACCCTCTTCACTGAAGCCTTTGGGCTGAGCTTCCTATGGTCTGACGGCGACCTTTCAATCAAAGGGTTCTTAGAGAATGTTCTCGACCATATCGACGCGGTGATGTATGTGGACCCTACCACAGGGTTCTTCGTGCTCAAATTGATACGTGAAGACTACACCGTTGCATCGCTCGAAGAGTTCGGTCAGGATGATATCCACAGCATCAAAGGTTTCGTGCGTACTTCTCCCGGCGAGGTCACTACGCAGGTGGAAATCACATACATGGACAGGGAGACATACGAGTCCGACACGGTCGTCCTGCACAACTTGGCAATGTCGGATGTTCAAGGCGGCAACATCCCGGACAAGCGTGAGTACCTCGGTATCACGAAGAAGACACTGGCGATGACTGTAGGCACTCGTGAACTCCGAGGGAGTTCCGCAATGCTGGCCAAGTGCAAGGTCATAGGCAATCGTCGCATGGCTAACCTGAAACCTGGCAGCGTGTTCAAACTCAGTTGGGGTCCACTAAATATCGCCCAGATGGTCGTGCGTGTGCTTAATGTTGAGTATGGCACGCTGCAAGACGGTAAGGTACAACTCGACGTGGTCGAAGATGTCTTCGGCATCGAAGAGGCACTCTACTCAACAGGTACGTCCAACTGGGTCGCACCTTATACAGATGCTGCCGACGCGCCAGACCGCGAACTGTTCGAGCTTCCGCTCTGGAGTTTGGTCCGCACCGTGATCCCGGAAAGTCAGGTTTCTTCGCTTGTTGATGAGGCCGCATACGTCCAGACTTTGGCAAAAAAACCAAGCCAGGATTCGCTCAGCTACGACAGGCAGTTCGATCTTGGAACAGGCTACGAGACAAAAGGGAACGGGTACTTCGGACCATACGGCGACATGCTGGCAGGTATTGGATGGTTAGAGACGACCGTCACGTTGACCGGCACTTACTCGCTGGACAGTGTTGTGGTTGGCAGCTACGCCCTGATCGAGGACGAGGTCGTGGAAGTGACCAGCGTAGATACAGGCACAGGCGTCATCGGTATCAATCGAGGCGTGCTGGACACCGTCCCGGCGTCACACGCAGCCAACACCGTCATGTGGTTCCCTGAGACGACGCAGGTGATCATTGACACCGAGTATGCTGAAGCAGACCTGATCAACTTCAAACCGCTCCCTCGGACACCTACGGGATCGCTCGCCATCGGTTCAGCAACAGCAGTATCCAAGACACTGACTGGGCGTGCTGCACGTCCATTCCCTCCAGGCTACATTCATACAGACGACAACATTACTCCCCTGAGCTTCTACGACACGAACGGTGTGGTCCACGTAGCTGTTCTTGCGTCCGACATTGAAATACACTGGCGGCACCGTGACCGGCTTTCGCAGACGTCCACGTTCGTTGATCAGTCCGACAGCAGCAATTATGGGCCTGAAGCGGGAACAACGTATACGCTGCTCATCTACAACCAGTTTCTTAATCTGGTAAGGACAGTGAACGGGTTGACCGGAACCTCATATAATTATTTAGAACTTGATCAGATTGCCGACCACGGGGGAACCCCTACGGATATCTGGGCACAAGTCGAATCTGAGCGTGGCGGTATCACATCAGAGCAGCCGCGACTATTTAGGATCACCAGGAGTTTGTAATGTCGGACACATCAGGAGTGGAACCAAGAACTGCCCATCTTTCATCGGAAGAGCTTGAGCAGGCCGTCGAACAGGGCGTTGTCAACGCACTGATACGACTGGGCCTTGACGCATCTAAACCCATGGACCTCCAACGAGACTTCCAGTTCCTACGCGACCTTCGCAAGAGCACGGAGTCTGTTAAAGGTAAGGCGATTGTGACCATCGTAGGTATTTTGGTTGCAGGTGGCGTGGCGGTTGCTTGGTTGGGAATCAAAGCAATGGTCCATCCTCCACACTAGTAAGGGATTTGCATGACAACTAAGAGTGAGATTGTTGTAGCCGTCTACGAACGGCACGGCGGCAATATGACACACGCAGCGAAGGAACTCGGCATGAGCCGAGGCGGTGTGTGGTACCAACTGAAGCGGGCCGGGTATGACCTTGATCGACCCATCGCTGACGGGTCGATCAAAGGTACCACATCGACCAAGCGACCTTTGCCCAAAAGAGGGGAGGTTAAGCGGTACATTCTCACGTCGGCACAAAACAATACACATCTCCACGACGGTGTATGGGCAAACATCAAAGCGTTAGCCTCGTGGTATGATGCGGAGATCGGCGTTGGTACGTTTACATACAACCAGAACCGATACGGCAAGCTCTCAGTGAAGCGAGGCAAAGAGAAGGTCAAGCAGAATACATTGTGGTACGACGAACGGATTGAGCCGTACATGCTCGACTCCCGCGTCGAGCTTGCTCCTGGGCTTGTGTGGTGTGGTGAGATGAACATGCTACCGACGGCCAGTGACCCGCTCAACGGGTTCGAGACCTACACCTGCCGGTCGTCCGGCATCTTCCCGCACGCCAAAATCGCCATGCGGTCGGTCGCATCGGGGATGAAGGACGACCCAACTAAGTTCAACTACGCAACTGGCACTGT